TATCGTATGTATTGTGATGTATTCGCATGTAGCTGTGGTGTAACGGATGTATTCATATGTATTCATATGAGTGCTGATGTATTCACATGTAGTCGCGGTGTAACAAATGTATTCATATGTATTCATATGTATCTGTGGTGTAATACGCCAGACCGCTTATCCTACCTCTCAAAATTCACATGATCCAGCGGCACACAATAGTAAACATATGAGTTCGCTATGTATTCATGTGATAACCATTGATTCTAAAGCATACTAATGTACTATGTTTAGTATTTCATGTGTTCGCATAATGATAATTATATGAACACAATTGCTACAACGCTAGTATTCATGCGGGTTTGCTGGCTTCTCTTACGCGTACAGATGGACAGATCAGCAGTATTCTGATGGGCTCGCTGGCTACCGGGGGGGCAATTTTGGGAATTCCAAAGGGGCTTTCTTGTGAGCGTATGGGGGCGGTATTACTCCCCTACAATTCCCTAGGGGTACTCAAGAAATCCACATGCACTCAAGCGTAATCCACATACATCCACAAGTACTCCTCATGAACTCAACAACCACCGCAGATCCACATGGCTACTCACGCTAACCAACTGTCCTCCGCTGCGTACGAGCGTATTTCTAACGCTACCCATACAAGTACATCAGCACGTACAAAAGAACTCACCAGCGTAACGTGAGACAGTTCTACAGTATTCCTATGCTAACCCTAGATACCATAAGGCTTCACTGGTGTTCGATACGGAATACGATACAATATCACAAGTTAAAACTGCTGAGAACCCTTGTATTCTCTAGTGTCTCTTCAGAAATACCATAGAAATCACGTGTATCACATATGATATCTAATGGAAATCGCACGTAAACCATTGATATTACTAATGATAACTAATGTTTTACCATATGTGAAACAAATGCTTTACACAGCGAAACAAAAGTGGTATCATGAGAGTTGGAAAGGAATGTGGGGTGAACATATGAGTCTTGACAAGGCAGTAGAGCATCATAAGGAACATCGGAAGCCATATGTTGATGAGAGAGCTATGGATGTTCACTGTAGAAACAATGGGTCATGTGATTATTGCAGAAGAAATCGCTTGTACCAACTAAGGAAAAACTTGAGAAATACAATAGTAGACTAAAAGAATGGGAGAGTGATACTAATGGACCAATGGAAACGTGAGGCAATACGAATGTTACAAGAGACAGAGTTTGGGAAGACTACGGTAAAGTTTGATAAACATGGAAACCCATATGAGACTCACAGGTGCTTCGAGTGCAATGGCTTGGGTTACCATAAGTCTGGCTGCAAGTTATTTAAGATTCTTTGCTCTCCACCAGAACTAAATTTTATACTTATGAAACTATATGACACCTTTGGAACCAATAGTTTTTCATTAGGTCAAGCTGCGGATAAACTAGAGACACATAAGGATACTATTAGAGATCAGTTAGATGACCTTGCGATTTACGATTGTATTGATAAGTTTTCCATAAGTAAAGATGAGGTGTATATGATAACTACTAAGCTGATAACTGATGAAGAGTTCATTGAGAACCTCGGTGAACGGGAGGAAGACTAATGTCACATGCTATAGTAGACATGGAAACAGGGGAAGTACTTGACGAATTACCTAAGAGTTATAAAATAGTAACAGAAGGACAACTTGAGTTTGCCAAGAAGAAAGTAGCACAACTGGATACATCAGATGGTCGACAGTTTTACAAAGTATACTCATTGCACCTTTACAATATGTTAGATAATGTTAAGGCATCTACAGCACTCCTAGCTATTGCCTTGATTTCATTTGTATCCTATGATACCAATAGACTTGAGTTTAACAATGGAACAGTTGTCAAGAATCATCACATCGTTAAGATTACTAGACACACCAAAAGGTTCGTTTCAGAAGCCATGAGAGAACTTGTGGATAACCAGATACTAGCAAAAGTAACTGTGGGAACTTCTTATGAATACTATGGGAATCCATTCCTATTCCTTATAGGTGACAAGGTTAACAAGAGTACATGTGACATGTTCAGAGGGTATGAATAGGTAATTAATGGTAAAAAGGTTGTCGAAAAAGGATACGAATGGGTATGATTTGTTACCAATTTGGACAACTCATCAAAACACCTGCAAACCCTTGTGGCGTATGGTCTCGTGGGCATTTTTTTGGAACATCGCTCCTCTCTTCTTATCACCCCATATGTTACACCTTTGATACCAAAGTTACTACCAAGTGTAAACCATACGATACCAACAGATTTCACTAGAATAACCAAAGTTGCACATAAGACTCTAAGTATACTTAAGTATTCCAATAGACCACTAAGACTTCACAGGTACATCACTTTTACATGGTTAGGCCCTTATGCGGAACGAAGTGTAGCAAGTGACCGCTAGGTCACTACGTTCTCCACATATGTAATCTATAGTTACCTAATGTACCATCAGAATGCATTACAGTACAACGTAGCAGCAAACTAATGACCACTGATGAACCATTAGAGTCCTATAGTAACTCATATGTATCCTATGTTGCTTACGCACAAGCTAAAGCTTGTAAAATACCTATTGACTCATAATAAACTTAGTAGTACTATAGAACCATAAGGAGGATTCATATGGAAAATAATAATTACCCATGGGAACTATGTGAATACTGCAGCTTTACATCATATGGTACAGAGGATATATATGATGGGATACCAGGACACCAATGTTACGACAGGTGGTGTAAAGAAGCAGCTGATGAATATCATAAGGAGGAACATAAGGAATGGATATGGTAAATAAGATTTACAATGAAGACTGCCTGGTTGGTATGAGTAACATAGGAGACAATAGTATTGACATGATTTTATGTGACTTACCTTATGGAACAACACATAACAAGTGGGATTCTATAATACCTTTTGAGCCGTTATGGAAACAATACAATCGCATAATTAAACCTAATGGTGCTATTGTTCTTACAGCTTCTCAACCGTTTACCAGTGCATTAGTTATGAGTAACCACAAGATGTTTAAGTACTCTCTAGTGTGGAGCAAAACAACTTCTAGTGGATTCTTAAATGCTAAAAAACAGCCACTTAGGTCGCATGAGGACATACTTGTGTTCTATAATAAGCCTCCAGTATATAATCCGCAGTATACTTATGGGCACCAGCCAGTACATTCATATACAAAGCATACATCAGACGGTAGTAACTATGGTAAAACTAAGATTGGCGTAAGTGGCGGTGGATCAACTAAAAGGTATCCTACGAGTATTTTAACTTTTTCTACTGATAAACAAAAAAGTTCATTGCATCCTACGCAGAAACCTGTGGCTCTATTTGAATACCTAATTAAAACCTATACGAATTCTGGAGAACTTGTGCTTGATAACTGTATTGGATCTGGAACCACTGCTATAGCTTGTATGAATACCAATAGAAACTTCATAGGCTTTGAAATGGACCAAGAGTACTACAATATCGCTTGTGATCGCATAGAAGAACATAGGAGGTGTTAAGAAATGCTAGAGCCAATCATAGGAATACTAATGGGATACACTGGATTCCGAATACTACTCATAGGATCGCAAGGTGGACTAAAGTTATCATTGATACCCATAGGGGCACTATTGTTTATGCTAGGGGTCAAACTGGTGTACTTATGGTCTACAAGGTAGATACAAATGGAGCCTTAGGCATACCTGTGAGCATCTACAGCAATGCTTTAGTACCACATAGGTATAAACTAATGGATAACAAAACAAATACGCTAGAATCTATTGACAACCAGTGAATGATGATGTAATATGGGGATAACAAATGAATTTGGAGGGATAAGAATGGAAATCAATAAGATATACAATGAGGATTGCTTAGAGGGAATGAAAAGAATTGCCGATGGGTCTGTAGACTTAGTAGTTACTGACCCTCCGTATCGAACAACAGCAAGAGGTACTAATGGAAATTCTGGCGGGATGCTGAAGGATAAATTAACAAAAAAAGGAAAAATCTTTAAGTATAATGATATTTTACCAGAGCAGTATATACCAGAGCTATACCGTATATTAAAAGATGGTTCTCATTGCTACATTATGACAAATAATCTTAACTTAATAAAAATGTTAAACACCGCAGTTGAATCTGGATTCCATTTTGTTAAAAGCCTTGTGTGGAATAAAGGTAATAAGATAATGGGACATAGTTATATGGGTCAGTTCGAATATATATTATTTTTACGTAAGGGAAAGTTTAAAAAGATAAACAATTGTGGGACATCTGATATTATTAGTGTTAAACAAAGTAAAACAAAAGGATTAGATGGTAAAAACATGCATGATACAGAAAAACCAGTAGAATTAATGAGAGTTTTGATTGAAAATAGTAGCCAACTAGGGGAGACAGTTCTTGACCCATTTATTGGAATAGGTAGTACCATAATTGCTTGTATAAACACTAATAGGAATTTCATAGGATTTGAAATAGACTCTAAATATTATAAAGTTGCTAATGATCGTATTAATAAACTAAAGGAGACAAATTAAAATGAATGATATGACAAAAGTATTCACAAATGAAAAGTTTGGTAGCGTAAGAACCGTAGAAATCAAAGGTGAACCGTGGTTCGTTGGGAAGGACATTGCGGATGCACTAGGATACGAAAGGGCAACTAAGGCAATCCATGACCATGTTGATCCAGAAGATAAAGATGCAGTCCCAATTCGGGATTCCATCGGTAGACAACAGAAAACTCCAGTTATTAACGAATCCGGCTTGTACTCTCTTGTACTCAGCAGTAAGCTTCCGACAGCTAAAGAGTTCAAACACTGGGTTACATCAGAGGTTCTCCCAACTATCCACAAGAGTGGATCGTACACAATGGGACTACCACATGATTACCTGTCAGCTCTTGAGGCTCTAGTGACCACAGAGAAAGCTAGACAACTTGCAGAGTCACAAGTGAAGCTCCTGCAACCTAAGGCTGACTTCTATGATACCGTAGCATCCTCTGAGAGTCTATTGAGTATGGCAGATGTAGCCAAAGTACTCGACAAGGGTATCGGCAGAAACAAACTTTACAAACTCTTGAGAGACAGAGGAGTACTACAGGACACTAATGTACCCTATCAACGCTTCGTGGACGCTGGATACTTTAAGCTCGTTGAGTCCACTTATGTAGCCGGTGAGAATCAAGTGGTCGCTACGACAACTTATGTACGCCAGAAAGGTGTAGATTACATTAGAAAACTATTGACAACTAGCGAATTCTGATGTATCATAAGGTTAACAACGGTTGCATAAGATGCAACGGGTGAGCGAAGCGAACAGGAGTGATGACATGAGTAAACTTGACTACTTGCTAGGTAACTACAGATTCTACAGAAGAATCATTGGTGGCACATGGTACTACATCAAAATATGCGTTGGAATCGATTGTGTATACGTGTGGTCCCGTAGCGACCTAAAGTGCAGCGGTAGATACATTGTGAAAACTGAGGAGTACGTGTGAGTGTCTCTAGCGATACTTTTGTGCTAACCTATGTAATCCTATAGGCAATATACTAAAGTACGCCCTACGGTACTACTAGGAAGCGTACGGTACTCATATGAACATAATCTATAGTAAACAAAAGAGAGGATATGAAATCTAATGAAAATTTATGTGGTAACAAGTGGATCATGGGAAGATTATGGAATTAACAAGGTGTTCTTAAGCAAAGAAGCAGCGGAGAACTATTGTAACTGTTGGAATATGTTTGAGGATGATGAGGATGATGAGGGTGAGCATATGAGAATAGAGGAGTACAATGACAGCTCTAAAGAACCTATTGAGTTTTATAAATATGCGAGGGTAACATTAGACTACGATGGTACATTTACGTCCTATCCTGCGGATTCTATGGAAAACACATCCTTATACGATGGTTACTTTATGACATCCATAAGTTTTTCTCTTGACATTGCCGCATGTAACTCACGTGAAGACATTTATAAACTTGCAAGGGAAACTGTAGAATCTAAGTATCCTCATTGGAAAGAAGGGAAAATCTAATGGTATATCAACTGAAAACTAAGGAGTACTACGGGAATGCCAAACAAGTCATTATGGTACTCCCAAGCGCAATCAACAGTAATAACTTAAGGTACCTTGGAGATTCTATGGTACTCAATATGGCTACTGATGAGTGTGCCAATGGTACCACATGGGAAAGCTGTGGAAATCTATTGTTTGTCACAAGTGATTCTATGGATTCGCTAGTGAGTTCTGTGAGTACATGTGAAGTACTTGTGGTGAGCAAGTGAGAGATCCATTTGGACCCATAGAGCTTACCGCAGATGGCGCAGAGAACCTCTACAGAGTTACCAAAACGTAGCTGAAAGCCCCTCGCTTCAGCCATGGGGATGAAAGCGGCTTCGTCGTTCTTTTAGAAAAAGATTGTATTATATAAGTCTTTGTAGTATAATACATATATGAGCATTAAATATAAATCAAAAAACATCAGAAAGGAAGTGATACTATGCAAATCACCACACAAATAAAATTACTACCAACAGCAGAACAAATTGCGTTGCTTAACAAAGTCATGCAAGAGTATATTCGCACTGTGAATAGTGCAGTTGATTGTTATGTACAGGCTGAAACAAAACTAAAGCTAACTTCTAAAAGTGTAATTGCTAACTTGCCAAGTGCCTTGAAGAATCAGGCTATTCAAGATGCTAAGAGCGTTTTCAAGAAGTGCACCAAAAACGTCAAGGTCAATGCTAAGAAAGAACCCGATAAGCAGAAAGAAATCAAAGTGCCTATTCTCAAAAAGCCAGTAGCCATATGGAACAATCAAAACTATGCTATCAAGTTCGGTTATATCTCATTTCCCGTATGGCTTAATGGCAGGTCAACTAGAATCATGGTCAAGGCTATCATTACAGACTATCAATCTAATCTGTTAAGCAACAAGCTAGGAACTCTTAGAATCACTAAAAAGACTGGCAAATACATAGCGCAAATAGCCGTTAATGTTGAACCAATACAAACTACTGGAACTATTGCCATGGGTATAGACCTAGGATTAAAAATACCTGCTGTAGCCGTAACTGAAACAGGCAAGACTAAATTCTTCGGCAATGGTAGGCAGAATAAATATTTCAAACGTAAGAATCGCGCTATCCGTAAAAAGTTAGGCAAACTAAAGAAGTTGAAAGCTATCAAGAAATTTGATAATAAAGAGCAAAGATGGATAACTGATAAAGACCATAAAATCAGCCGTCAATTAGTTAATTTTGCCAAACAAAATAATGTTTCAACTATTCGTCTAGAGAAACTATCTGGCATACGCCAGACGGCAAGAACAAGCCGTAAAAACGAGAAGAACCTGCATAGTTGGTCATTCTATCGATTAGC